TTAAATTTTCCATAAAATTTTGATACTGTCAGCAGTCACTTGAACTTTGTTAATAAGTGCTCTGACAAGCATCTTTTGCTCTTCGTAATCCATTTTAAAAATGTCTTTAGTGTCTAGTTTTTTAAGCATCTTTTGCTTGTTTTTTTGTCGTTCTAAAGCTGGGTCTTTTTCTAGCTTTTCTTTTAAAATATCTATTTTCGATTGTAAAGTATCTGTTTTTGTTTTTAGATCATCAAGCGTAATTAAATTATTAATGTATAAATCATTGAGTCTACTAATCTTATTTGAGAGTGTCTCTATTTCTTTGTTTAAAGCGTCTCTATCAAGTTTTTCTGGTTCGTCATTAAATAGCTCATCTATGCAATTAGAGTCTGTTTGGAGCTTGGAAATAGACTCTAGGACGTATGCTTCTATATCGTCTTTCTCATAAAATCCTGAGTTGCATTTTTCATTGTTGTTGTAGACGGTAGCGCCTTTTGTTTTTCTAGGTGTACGCTGAACACACTGATAGCGTTTAAAACGTGTTCCATCTTTTCTGATTGTGCCTAATGTTATTTTTAAAGGCGCTTTACAGTAGCCACATTGTGCAATACCAGAAAGCATGTATTTTGATTGGAACGGTCTATAATTATTGTTGTGCTCATATGCTTTTTGTTGTCTAATTTTAAGCTCGTCTTGGACTTGGTTGTATATTTCTTTGGAAATAATAGGCGCGTGGTTTCCTGGGTATACCTGACCTTTGTATTTGTTGTAACCGCAATATACAGGATTATCAAGCATCTGTCTTATAGTGCGGTAACTCCAAGCTGGTGTTTTTGGGTATTTCTCGTTTAAATCATCTCTTAATTTAGTGATTGAACGTCCATTCAAATATGAGCTAAACACTTCTTTTACAATAATAGCTTCCGACTGATTAACGGTCATTTTACCTGTTCCAATATGATAAGTGTAGCCATAAGCGACTTTAGCCCACATCATAGGCTTACCAGACTTAGCACGCCCTAATTTACCTAATTGCATACGCTCTTTAATTTGCTCCCTATCCAATTGAGCAAACACCGATAAAATACCTACCATAGCTTTCCCAAAAGCTGTAGAAGTATCGAAGTTTTCAAGTAGACTGACAAAGTCTATTTTATTTTCTAAAAAAACATCTTCGATTAAGTATAATGTGTCTTTTTGGCTTCGGCTTAGTCGGTCAAGTTTATAGACTAAAACGGTATCAAAGACTTTCCTTTTTGTGTCTTTGATAAGCTTTTGTATAGCTGGTCTCTTGATATTAGAACCAGAAAAACCAGCATCTACATAGACATCATATACACTCCAATCTTTAATCATGCAATATGCTTTTAGCTTGTCTATCTGTTCCTCTATAGAGTAGCCTTCTTCGGCTTGGTTTGTGGTTGATACACGTACATAGATAGCTACTTTGTTCATATTTGTACCTCTTTCAATTATCGTTGAAAAATGATAAAATGGGTACAAGAAAAAGGGCTTTTTAATGCCTGTTTTTCTTGTAGTTTTATCTTTCCTCATGTTCAAAGTTTGGCGATGGAGAACATGAGGATTTTTTATTTATTTTTTAAGTTTCATACTTCCTGAAAGTGTTTCGCTAGCAATGCGATCACCACTTTGTGTTTTAATAACCAAAAGCGGTGGACGATTATAGTTATAATTGTTTTCTAAAGCCCAACCATTAAAGTATGAATGGACTTTATTTTGAAATCCGTCAGCGAATTGTTGAAGTTTAGTCTTATCATAGTATTTTGTTTCGTCTGGTACAACAAGATACAAAATTGTATCATCATAAGTTAGATTATATCCTGTCATATCAAAGCCATCTTCTGACAAACGTTGTTGAACACGTTCAATAATGGCAGGCATATTGTCTTTTGTTATATCAGGCGCACTTTCTTCTGAGGATGCCTCAGTACTTGATGAACTTGCTACTTCTTTGAGAATTGATGACTCTATAGCGCTTGCTGAAGTGTCCTCGGTTTTCTGTTTTTTCTTCTTAGATGAAGAGTAACTTACAGATGAAACAGATGGCACGCTAGGAACGCTTGTCTTTTTAGCATTTAAAGTATTAGATGTTAAAAAAACACTTCCTAACAATCCAACGACAGCCACAATTGCTGAAATGTTACGTTTGCTGGTGTCTGGCTTTTTCTTGGTAAAATACCAAACACCAACAATACCACCAATTAAAACAATCGGCATAACGATTGATAAAAGGTAGATAATAAGACAGACTAGGATAAACCCAAGAACCCAAATCGTTAATTTAGAGTTCTTTTGGTTGCCTTTCTTAGCCATAAAATCCTCCTCCAGCTTTTAACGTGGTTCAGTCTTTTGCACGTAGTTTTTTAATCTCGGTAAATATCAACGACTTCTCCGATTGTTCGGATGTCGTCGTTTTCTGATAGGTAAATTTCTTCGTATTTGTCATTCAAACTTTGCAAATACCATCTACCGTCGTAGTCACGTTTTAGCTTTTTAACAAAGTTTTTGTTATTAACCTGGAATACACCAATCTCATTAGGCTCAATCTGACTAGTTACTTTAATGAACAACAAGTCATTATCTTTTATTAATGGTTCCATTGAGTCACCAGCAACTTTAGCGATTGTATCGTATTCTTCTGGCACGTCTTCGGCTTTTAATTTAACTTCCATATAAAGATTATCGTTTTGGAAAACACCACGTCCAGCAGCCACCAAACCTTGAACATAGTCGGTGATGTATTCGTTGTCATCTTCTTTTTTGCTAAAGATAGAAGAAACAGTATTTTCTTGCTCCTGTTCAGCGAGTTGATCGCTAGCAAAGTTTAAAACCTTTTCTTGTCTTGTTTGATCAAGTTTCTTATAAATAGAAACAATCTCTTTATATTTATCATCAGTATTTTCTATAAGAGAAGAAAAAATTTCAGGTCTAATCCCTAATGCTGAACAAATTTTTAATACATTTTCAACATTTGAGTTTGCAATACCTCTTTTTAAAATAGAGTTAATAGTAGACGCTGGCATATCAATTTCTATTGAAAATTGTCTGACACTACCATAGCGCCGCTCTATAAGTTCTCGTAGTTCTTTTTCGTTCATTTATTATCTTACACTCCTTATAAAATGATTATAACACACGATTTTTCGTTTGTCTATTTAAAAATAAACGAAAAAATATTTGTTTCCTCTTGACAATGAACGAAAATTAGTTTATTATCTAAGTGAGCCTAAGGAATGGCTTAAAAAAATAGCAAATTAAACGAAAATTCGTTTAAAGAAAGGAGAAGTAAAATGTTAAACATTGAACAAGCTAGAATTGAGAAAGAGGTGGCTCTTGTAGATATTGCTGATTATCTAGGTATCAAAGCTCAAACGGTAAGGGATAAAATCAATGGGACATATCCATTTAAATTTGATGAAGCGGTTAAAATTCAACAAAAATTTTTCCCAGAGTATGATTTAAAATATCTATTTTCACCAGCTGCATCGCCAGCTTAATTTCTTAACGACGTGAACGAAAATTCGTTCAAATAAAAAATAAAAAACACTTATGAACAAAAATTCATGAAGTGTTTAACAAATTATAACTAACTAAATTATAACATGAACGAACTTAATAGTACACAAGAAATGCTAGTGAGAAACTGGCAACGAAAACATTATCAATTAAGCGAGGTACTTATTACAAGCTTAATTGGTTTAACACTTACAGACACATTGAATGTTTTGGCTCAAGCAAGAAAGGAGAAACTATGGCTAAAAAGCATTACAAAATAATCCACGTAATGGCTGATGGTACGGAACTTGAGGACATTACTGACTACGTCATCCCAGCGGGTCATCAAGTTTATAACATTTTAAAAGCGATTAACGAGAAACAATTGGAGGCAAGCTGATGCAATATATCTTTCAAAACGTTAACAAGTAGCTATACAGCTGTCAGTAATGAATTCATACAAGACAAAGATTTATCAAATAAAGCCAAAGGATTGTTGTTGGTCATTCTCAGTAACAAAGACGAGTGGCGTGTATATCCTACAGAATTGGTTAAACGCTCAAAAGATGGTCTTGTTAGTGTCAGAAATACATTAGAAGAGCTTGAAAATGCTGGATATGTTAGGACTTATAAGAAGTCTTTGGGACGAGGTAAAGGTGTTGAATACTTTAGATTTTGTGCTGATAGGAAAATTAGTGATGAAATATTTGAGAGTTTAAAAACAAATCTCAATCAAACTTTACAAAATTAGGTTTTACAAAGTTGTATTTTACAAAGTTGTATTTTACAAAGTTGTATTTTACAAAGTTGTAAAACCTAACACTAACAAATACTAACTAACAATAAATATTAATAATAAATAATTACTAATAATTAATAAGTGGGTGTTATGGAATTAAAGGAGCTTATTAATAATTTTGAAGCTAATTTTGGTCGTATGCTTTCACCGTTCGAACTGGAAGACATTCAAAAGCTGGTTAAAGAGGACGGCTATCCTGTTGAATTAATCAACGAGGCTTTGAAGATATCTGTTAGAAACGGAAAGCTATTCTTAAATTACGTCGTTGGTATCCTAGTTCGCATGCGTTCGCAAGGTATTACAAACGTTGAGCAGTTGAGAGCTGCTGAACAGCTAAAGCAAGGGAGTAGTAAACCAGTTGAGGTTGATAACGACTTCCTGGAAATGCTGATAGCAGCCGCCGAGCTTTGGGACGATGACGAGGAAAGCAGAGAGCACCAAATTAGCTTGTACAGAGATTTTCAAAAATAGGAGAACACAATGGCAGATTTAAAACAAACAATTTTAGAAGAACACAAAACTTTGAAACGTATTGAAGAACTGCAAGAGTTCCTGCACGGAATATCAATACTAGCACTTGGGCTGCATAAGGATGGAATTATTGAACAGCCAGAAGATAAATTGATATCCTTTGAAACAATGCACGTTATCTCACACATTCTTGAAGATGTGTTGGATGGTAAAGATGCAGCAGAGGCAGTAGGTGATACATTGTTTCCAGATGAGGACGAAGACTAA